TGCGGTAGTATAGTCGGACCCGGCAGTGGTTGAATACGGAGTATTTGCCCAACCGGGTGCAGCGAGTGTATCGACGGCAGTGACTAAGAATGAACCAGTTACAGCCACAGTTAAGTATGTGCCCGCAGCTTCGGTTACGGTGGCAAATGTACTGGTCCATGCGCCGTTGACAAATTTCTGACTTAAGGTAATAGAGGTAGTAGACGGAGTTCCACTAATTTTATAGCTACCGTCATTGCTAACTGTGCCGTAGATTGTAATGTACTGATTCTCTGTAAATCCTGCTGTTGCAAAATTAACAACCCCTGCACCACTACTGGTGATCGTCCCGGTATTACTGCCTCCGGTGATTCCGATCACTGTTCCAGCAACACGCGGTAGGATAGGTAATACTGTAATGTTAGTTCTTGCAGTATTAACGTCAACAATAGTTCCAGTTAACCCGCTAGATGCCTGTGTTACCACGGTACCGATTGTAACAGTTCCGGTAATTGCAGTACTCAATGTCAGTATAACTGGCGCCCAGATTTTCGCAGTTTGAACTAGATCATATTTAAGAGTGACTTCGTCTGGAACCTCCAACGGATCACTGCCTTCTGCTTTTAGAGCATTAACGCCATAGGCACATGATCCGTTCAGTGATCTAATTTGTCCACCGTTGAGTGAATAGTATGCTGTGTAGCAATAATAAGTGAACACCGATACTGCTTCAATTAGTCCGTTGTTTGTGGCAACTAGTCCATAGCCGAGGTCATTTATCTGAGTATAATCGTTGCTCAACATACTCCTGTTGCCAGCGGTGATCATTTCGATCGCTGTGTATACAACACCTGACCCTGCCCCCACTCCAGTTGCAGTAAAGGTTAATCCGACAGTATTACTAGCAGCACCTACTAGGGTGTAATTAGTACTACCTATAGTCTTAATAGTGTATAATCTTCCCGCAACAAAATTACCCGCAGCTAGTTCTCCAACGACGGAAATTGGTAGAGGAGCACTCAAGTTAACAATAGCAGTTCCATTTACATTGCTATAGCTGTTGATAGTAGTTACTGAATAAGGTGTACCCTCGATTATAAACGAGCACGGGGTTTGTGGTTGTCGAACTAACCCCGACACAGTAATGCTAGTATAGGTTGCAGGTATAGTCGGGGGATTAGATAATGTACCACCCGTAACTGCTGCTACTACGTTACCTGCAAATCCATCGACAAATTGTCCACCAGTGAATATTTGGCTGTTAACACTACGTGATAGGCTACTGCATGTTTGCGCATAGGGGGATTTGGTTCTAATCTGGCCTTCCGGATCAAACACCATGGTGAATCCACCATGACCCTGGAATGTGATATTTCGAATCATTACTGCATCATTGCATAGGAAAATATCTAATTGATCATTTCTTAATGGTGGATTATAGTTTACGTCATTGTTAATAATACCAATCAACGCATTAGTTAATTCAGTAACAGCTCCTTGAGACCCTGCATTAATGGTAAGATCATTAGTGATTGTAAACGATGATCCGCTGATATATACTTCAGTAGTTAGTGTGTCAAGACTAGATACTGTAATAGTTGATTCGGATACTCTTGCAATGGTAAATGTATTATTGTTATTCACTGTGCCGCTAACAATAATAGTATCGCCTGCAATGAATCCAAGATCAATGAAGTTAACAATGTTTACATTACTACTTGTGATTGCTCTGGTCGTTGATGTAAAGCTGATTATAGTTGATTGTGCTCTAGCAAACGATTGTGCTACTACTCCTTGATAGCGATACCCTGTATGACTACCAGAACCAGAATATGCAGGGATTGTAGTTAGCGGATTAGTAATAAGAATCAGCGCAAGATTTTTTAAATATTCATAAGCTGCGGATGTTTCAGACAATTGATCCGATAGCGTCAGTGCAGCACTTGCTTGATAATAGGTTAACGCTGATGCAATTGTTCTCTGACCGCTTCCGTATCTCAAGTCAAACGCTATTGCATCAACTATAATGCCCACATCTCTTGCACATTTTTCTTTATTATAAACAAATGCGCCCGAGTATCGTTCGTTTAGATATGTGATTACGCTCGAGCTGATACTGATGCGATTACTATCAACAATATTCTTTGCTGCTACTAGTTCATCTATACCTGTACTAAATGTTGGATATACTACAACAGGTATTGTTGCGGCAGTTGTGAAAGGAACAGTAACATCAATACTGTTAACAACAGCAATAAGACTATCAATGTTAAGACCTAGTGAAATAGATGCAGCATTGTTAGTCAACGGATCAGTGATACTTAATGCAGCAGCTCTAATCTGGGCTATAGAATTACCAGCCGTTACAACAACAATTTGATCTCTAGAAATTGCCTGTACCACAGTTTTCACACGTCCGTATGCAGCAGCAATATATTCTTCTTCTCCCGGAACGGCAGATAAAATGCCCGCAGCTTCATATCCAGCATGGCCAACTTGAGAGTCTATGACAAATGCCAGTGCTTCTGTTATTGTTTTACTGTTACCGCCGTAGACTAGATCATAAATCAATGCATCTAAAATATAACCCGCGTCTCGTTCGTATCTGGATATACTATAGTTTGGAATATTTGCAGTGTTATAGTTTGCACTTAGCCATGCAGTTGTTTCTTTCTGTATAAATGTTTTATTGGCAATTAACAATTCTTTTGCATATCTAGCTGGATCTGAAAGACCGGGTGGGTTAGGATACACCAATGCAGGCACTGCACTCAATCCGTTGTTAACAATACGAATAACGTTATCAAATGCTGCGGTTAACAAGCCAACCGCATCTGTATTACCCGATACCGAGCCAATAGTTAACTGCTTTGCCCGGTTAAAACTTGAAATAATCTGCGGCTTTTGTGCAGCTATCACTTCAGCCGAGTATGTTCGTAAATATGCCGTTCCAGCCGCTACACTTTGATAGTTTGACCCAAAAACCATATCAGCAACCACTGCGTCGAGTATTAGTGTAATATCTCGTTGCCATTTTGCCTGATCATAACTAAAGTCGCTTGATTCGCCGAATGTGTAGTCAAGGTATGCAGTAACTTCGGATTGAATAAATGCTTTGTTTAGAGTTAGAATTCTAGCGGCATTTGCATGATTACCATAGTTTACTACTGGATAAATTGGTTTAGTAATATCGGTTAGATAATGCCTACCGTATGTTGTAGTTTGATAAACGGTCCATAGTCCTGCAGCCACTGATGCCAAATTAATAAACTCGTCATGCATCACTACAGTGAATGAACTAGCACCAACTGCGGTAATTAATCCCTCGGCAAACTTTGTAGATCCTGTTTGTGCAGCACGGAAGAATCCCCCAACCCATTGTGATGACGTAGTGCCGCCTAACCCTAGCGCGATAGTTACGGTACCGGATAATGCACTAGGAGTTGCTGTGGTAAATGTAGCAAGGTTGCTGCCTATATAGTCAGTTAGCCGTAGGCCGTCAAATGTCTTGTCACGTCGGAATTCCGATGCAACCCACGGGCTACCGCTAATACTGTTGAGTGGTCGAATAATTGCTCGTCTAAACTCATCGCCTACAACGGATGTGTTTGGGGGGAGTTTAATTGGAAAGTTTTCAGTATAGATTCCGGATTCAACAAAAATTGTAATTTGGGTAGCCTGTACTGCATCACCGTAGCTTACTTTTTCACCGGGTATAAACGTACCCGACACCGGGGAAACTACAAATATTTCATTATCAGCCGCCAGTACCGGATTAACGAATATAATTTTTGCCAATGCTTTACTCACGTCACCTTGTAAAAACAAACCAGGACGCAGGTCATTTTCAAAGTCAGTGCGTAGACTCTTAACAAATAATGAAAGATTATAAATGCTGCTGCCTTGGTCAATATAGGAAACAACCACAGCTTCAGACTGCCCGCCATCATATGTTAAAACTTTCTGATACGGACCTAGTTCTAATGGTGTTGCATTAATCACAGCTTCTGCTGCTTCACATCCACGTTGTACAGTTCTGAATGCATATGCCCATGCCCGTCCACGCTTGTCGTCGGTTAGGTCTGCACGATAATCTGTACCCGAGGTAGATACAAAGAAGTTAACAGCACTGACAAAACTGCTGTTATCAACATATCTCTTAGTTGCTGCAATTAATCCATTGAAGTTTCTATCATCAGAAACAATGGGATCTCTATTCAAAATCAACGGACCTGTCATTTTGTTATCAGGGAAGGTCTCAGAATATCCGCTCTTTAACAATCCCGAACGTAAATTCATTGCGTCTTGTGGTTCTGTTGGGTTGCCGAGATTGTAAATTTTCTTGTTACCGGCATTTAAGTCACCGCCTAACTGTGGAGTTGTATCAGTAATAATACTACTTCTAGTGTTGGTAATGACTAGACTGCCCGGGGTAGATGTTGTGCTAACATTAATACCGCCCGAGCCTTCTATTCTAAGAAATTCTAAACCTGCTTCCGCTGCATTTACCGCAAGAATCTTTCCTGCCTGGTTATTATATGCATCAGGACCATTTGGAACATCGTCAAGATTAGTGAACTTTTGTCTTTCACCTAGCCCTAATGATGTATATAATTCTGTGAAATTAGCGTTAGTTTTTCTAAACGCTTCTCTGATGCTATCACCTGTAGCATCATTCCCTGCTGTACCGATATTAATTGGTAGTCTTGACATTGTGTTACCCCGAGAAAGTATTCTTCTATCATTATTTAGCGGATTATTTTGTAAGCCGAATGTAAATACGTTATGTTCATAAAAACAGAACAGGCCACTACAACATACACGCGAACAAGTAAACTAGGTCGTGAACATGCACACCAACGAACAAAGACTGTGCTGGTATTTAGGTGTGATAACTGTGATGAAGAGTTCCGTAGAGATCAAAAAACAGTTGATCCAAAACGGATAAGCAACAACTACTTTCATGTCTGCATCAATTGTGATGCAAAACGTTTCGCTCAGAAGAAGGGTGTGGAACGTAGGCTAGTGTGGGATATGTCAGTAAATAGCACAGCCGATATTAGTAGACTATAATAAACTACTAACATAAATAAAACATAAGGAGATTTTGATATGATCGGATTTATTAAAAAACTATTTGGTGCAGCCCCAGCGACACCTGTTGCTGAACCAGTACCATACAAGGTAGAAGCGGCACCTGTGCAAGAAGCAGCACCTATGCCAATTGGAATTGAAGCTATAGTAGCTACTCCGGTTGTTGAAGAAATGCCCAAAGCACCCGTTGCCGCCCCGGCACCTCGGGCTAAAAGAGGTCCTGCAAAACAGCCGCAGGCACCAAAGGTAAAACTACCGCAAGCACCTAAGGTAAAACTACCGCAGGCACCAAAGCCCGCAGGCACAAATAAAGGTCCTAGAAAAACTAAATCAAAGCCCGCAGTTTAATCGCTGTGTATGCAAGGCAAAGCTAGCTAGATTTTTGCCCTTCGATTCGCACATAATATCGTGTGAATCAAGAAAGCTCAAAGCCCATTCATTCGTTGCTGTATTCCAGTAGAAGTCTGAATGAGCTCTGAGCTTTTGCTTTTTGTAGCCCTCTACAAGCAATGATGAGTGGGAGGGCAACGTGGTTTTACAATGATCTGTGAGGTAGTCTTCTCTTGAGACGGAGTAGTGTAGAGTAGGACGAACACCCCTCCAACTGTCAACAACTTGCTTAACACGATCGCTACTAGCATCGATGTATTCACCTTCTCGGATCCAGTGATGATGTATATCGAGCACAATAGGTACAATATCACACAACTCCAAACAATCATTTAACCCCCAGGCGTTTTCTTCGTTTTCGATTGTGATGCAATTTCTTGCTTCAGGACTAAGTCTTGTGTGGGCAGCTCGGATACCTTCGGGACCGAGTTTACCTGAGATGTGGACATTAATTTTGAAATCTTGAAAAGATTTACCATACCCCATCCACCTGACCATATCTGCATGATATTCAAACTCCTCTATTGATCGTTCTACAATACCTGGATTGCAACTTGCCAACACAGTAAACTGACCAGGATGCATACTAAGCCTAACACCCCTCTCGCGAGCCAAAGCTCCCACTTCTCCAAATGCTCTCTCGCAATAGGCTCTAACGGCGCTAGTCCGCCAAAACCCAGCCCAATCACGCTGAGTATATACAGGCAGTATATCGCTTGAGAGTCGTACCATTCTAAGATTTTCATTGAGTGAGCCCACCTTTTCGACCAGCTTGCGAGTAGCTTCGATGTTGCCTACCATTAGGTCCCATAACTTTTGTTCAGCTACTTCGGTCGTTTGTCTATTTAACCACGCAACGGTAGTAGACCCTGTGTTAAGAGCCTTGCACTCGTCGGTGGATTTAATACCCGCGACTTGATCAGGACGGTCGATCCATTTGCAGGCAAAGCCAATTCGTTTAGTTACCACAGTCAATTCTCCAAGGACAGCGCATTAGCGTATTAGTCGAACAGTCATCTTCGCCCCAACATTCCGGAGCATCGTTGCCACGAAGTTGTTTAATTTCTATAAGGATAATTTTACGAAAGTCGTTATCGTGACCTTCATTTGCCATAGTGGCTTCTTTATCCAGCAGTTCCTGTATTCTCGACATCGTTAGCCTTTGCAGAAATAAGATTAGCAAAACGAAATGAACGCCATTCTTTCTTTTCTAAACACCAAACGCTAAACACATCTGGGTTGATTTTCTTTACCTTGGCAACTTCACCTTCAGCAAGTACTTTAGGTTCAGGTGCAGGTGGTATAATCGTTGGATCAAGTGTGCAGGGCATAGTACGAACTGTGCCGTCTACTTTGGTAAATTCTACTATGCACTCACCTGTGCGTAGTAGTTCGGATAGTTGTTCGCGTGTATGTGTAGTCATACAACTATTATAGCATCACTAGTGCCAGTTGTCAACAATGACGGGATCCATTACATCTTCGGGATTGGGTGTACCGTGGAAGGCCAACACATTGGTTTGAGGATCTACTGTGGGATTTTTGACGGTGTTGAATACAAACTTGCCGCCTTGTCGGACAAGTTCATCTCGAGATCGGATCTCCCACTTGTAACTTTGTATCCAAATTTCAGGGAAGAACTTGATTTTGTCATGGTGTAGGTGCCAGATCCAATCTTGATCGCCGTGCATCCTATTTGATTCGGCTGGATTTGATTCAATGCGATCCCATATATCGGCGTATTGATTAGCGGGCCACTTGATAACTGCACTGCCTAGCTTAGGATTAATTCGTTGAAACACACGGCCCACATCCATTAGGCCGACAAATTCCGTGGGCATGTATGTGGCAATGTTATCAATGTTACCGATGACAACCATATCGAGATCGAAGAATAGATTAGTATCCCCGTCCTCAAAATGACCTTGTTTAAACAGATAAGTTTTCCACCACCAGCCTGACAGTTTGCCATTTTGCGGCAGTATTCTTATTTCGATACTAGAATTTAAATTAGCAGGGTTATCTGTGAAGCAGACAAATCGATGCGGCACTGTGATATGCCGTTCGATCATATTGTATAATTTGTTTACGTATTCGGCACCGTACTTGGTACCGTGTTTAAGGCACAGAACGTTTAACATTACCAATGGCGTATAGTATTTGCCATAATGAAAAAACAAGTAACAACGTGTATTGCTACCCAAAATGTTTTAAGGAACAGAGCAATTCGTGCTTCTCTACGTGTTAGAATAGGCACGTCAGGACGATCGTCGTCAGTACTGCCCATCAAGTGCCCGGTTGCCCGGGCCCAAATCTTTTCTACGCTATTCACGCAAATAGATCCTCATTCCACTCACGATGCCCTTCACGGAATGCCATGTTAGCCTGTGTCTCGCGAACTTCTACACGATAACACCACAGTCTAGCAGCCTCGCCTGGCCCCCATAACTCTGGAATGTAAACACCATTGACATACTTGTAGAGCATATCGCTAAGGCCTTCACAACCTAGTCGAGGTAGTACTACAACTTTGGCCATGTTCTTTTCTTGTAGCAGTTTAAATGTATCCATTTCTGGATCATCTTGTGCAACAATCAAAGTGTGATCAAATTGATCTTCTAGAATTTTCTTTAGTTCTTTTAAACCACCATAGTCGGCCGCCCAATTGCGAACGTCTAGGTTGTCAGTGCCAAAGTAAAATTTCATACTAAATGAATAGCCGTGAATTAGATTACAGTGACTATCACTTCGCCATTGGCGATAAGCGCAGGGAAATGCGTCGTGATATTCTTTAGTGCTTGTGTACTTGTAAAGTACGGGTTGAAGATTTGCCATCTCTAGTCTCCTTTGTAAGGTAGCAAGTTTGACGACATGCAGAGTTTATAAAGCGGGATGAATGACGTAAAAAGTCCGCTGCCAAGTAATTAGTATATAACTATTACTGTAACAT